TCAAATGGAAGGAGCTTCAAGAACGCCAATGGTCACCGGGAGAAATCAACGACTGGTGGCAGACGAACCCGCACCACAACGTAGGCATCGTTACGGGAGAGATTAGCGATCTGATTGTTCTGGACGCTGACGACGACGACGCAGTCAACTGGATTCAGGAGCACATTCCTGAAACATCATGGGTCGTAATGACTGGTCGCGGAATGCAATTCGGATTCCGACATCCAGGCAGGACTATCAGGAACAGAGCGAAAATCGATGGGATGAACCTGGACCTACGCGGAGATGGCGGATATGTGGCGATGCCGCCAAGCACTCACAAGAACGGAAGCAAGTATAAATGGGCACCGACAGGAAAGGCCCCGCTCGAGAATATCCCAGTATTCGACGAGAGCTGGCTACCTGAAGAAAAGAAACAGCAAGTGACGTTCCTGCCCAAGGGGCAAGTAGAGAAGAACTCTGCATACAAGAGAGCGCAGAAATGGATGGCAAAGCGCGACCCTGCTGTAGAGGGGTCTGGAGGCGACCACCATACATACATAACAGCATGCAACCTTGTAAGAGACTTTGGGCTTCCGATTAACGCAGCGCTAGAGCTGTTGCTGGAATGGAACAAGACATGCCAGCCCCCGTGGAAGCCAGAGGAGCTGAACGCAAAGCTACAATCCGCACTGAGATCTGGACGAGCGCCAATAGGCAGCAAGCCGAGCCAGCAAAAAACCCGAACACGGGCAGATCTCTCAGAATGGACACAACACTACAACACAAAGATATCCACAGACTTTCCAGAAAATGACTACGGAAACGCGCAACGATTCGCATTAAGGTTCAAGCACATCATTAGATATTGCTACGACGAAAGCGCATGGTTCGTATGGAACGGAAAACAATGGAGGGCCGACGACAGTGGAGCAGCAATGCGGTTGGCCAAAACAATCCCCGACTTCATTCATAAAGAGGCGAGGAAGATTGAGGACCCAGACGGAAAGAAGTACCGACACAGGCATGCCACGAGAACGGGAGCGGCCAACAAGCTCTCTGCGATGCTCGCTCTAGCTGCATCAGAACCAGACATACCTGCCCTGTCAGAGGACTTCGACAGAGAGCCAATGGTGATCAACACGCCGAGCGGGATAGTCGACCTAGCGACAGGAAAGCTGGAAAAGCACCAGCCAGACAAAATGCTCAATCAAATGACCAGCGCAGAATATGACGAGAACGCTAAGTGCCCTACATGGGAAAGATTTGTCCATGAGATCTTCAAAGGAGAGAAGGAGCTGATCAGATACATGCAGCAATTGGCGGGATACTCGCTGACAGGAATGATAAGCGAGCACATCTTTATCTACTGCTACGGAGCAGGAAGAAACGGCAAATCAACATTTATTAATACACTGATAAAGATATTCGGAGACTACGCCGCAAGCGCACCGCCAAACCTTTTGATATCCAAACGGAATGACCCTCACCCAACAGAGCTAGCGTTTCTAAAGAAGATAAGGCTAGCACTCGGAGGAGAAGTGAAGCCGGGAGAGAGGCTTGACGAAGGAAAGCTAAAGCACCTTACAGGCGGCGAAAAGATAACAGCAAGAACAATGAGAAAGGACTTTAGCGAGTTTTCCCCAACGCACACACTCTGGCTAGCAGGCAACCAAAAGTTGAGGGTATACGCAACAGACCTTGGCATGTGGGAGCGAATCAAGCTAATCCCATTCACAGCAACATTCACGGGAAAAAGCAGAGACGTTACATTGCCAGAAAGATTGCTAGAGGAATCCCCAGGAATCTTAGCGTGGGCAGTAAGAGGGGCGATGGACTGGCGCGCTAACGGCTTCGATGAGCCGGAAATCGTCACCAAAGCTACATTGCAGTACAAACAGGACGAAAACCTGTTCGCACAATGGTTAACGGAAAAAACCGAGAAAAACGAGCATTCAAAGACTCCACATAAAGAGTTGAGACAAGACTACATGAATTGGTGTGACGACAATTCAATCAAGCATCCCCATAGCACCAGAGCATTCACAAATGCAATGCGAGAGGCTGGATTTGAAAGAAGTAAAGGTGGAACACGCAATTGGCGCGGCATTTCCCTGAAGCGTTATTGACTCTCAAACACCTTCGACGCACCCCTCAACGCCGTCGCCCTTAGCTTCGACTTGATAGGCCTCAAACGTCGCTCTTTGGCCTTCTCACGCTCTTTCCTGGCGAACTCTTCCTCTCCGCCAGACCTCCAAGGCTCATACTTAGACTTCCAATACTCTTGCCTTTCTTTAGCCACCGCCCAGCTCAATTTCGCCTGGTCTATAACCCACTTACGTTCCTTTTTGGCCATTTCAGGAGTGAGCTTGCCGTTACGAACACCCTCGTCAATATCCTTAAGCTGCTTCTCCTTAAGCCCACCAATCGATTCCTTTAGGTTCCTCGCAATAGCCGCCCTGTGTTTATCGACGACCTCTTTCCGCACCGACTGCTTGAATCCCGCACCGAACAGCGTGTCAGCCGCATGACGCGTCCAGCTTCGTATCTGGCCGTCAGACATCTTCTTCATCGTATCGGCCACACTGCTGCCGAACGACGTCATGCCCAAGTCCCGCAGGTGCTTGGTCTTCTTCCAGTTTGAAATGTTACGAATCGTTTCGTCGATAGAAAAGTCACGCCAATCGCCACCACTCGGCCTGAACTGACGCGCCGCCGCCTGGAGCCATAGCGCACCCTCCGACAACGTAAACTTCTGAATGTCATCTAAAGAGGCAAATTCGCCGGCCTTATACTTTCCATACATCTGCCTCAACTGAACATCGTCAGGATCTGACCCCTGAGCACGTCTCAGCTTTTTCAGCTTGCCTTTGACATATCCAGGATCTTCACGCTCAGACACCGGCCTTCCAAACGCAAACATAAGCATCGACTGCGATATATTCCAACCAGCCTTCGTCATCTCACCGATATCCCCTGAATGGAAAAACCGTATTGTCGACAATGCCGGATTAGCCGCCAGATTCGTCAACATAAGCTTCTTGTCACCAACAGTATGCTGCGCAAGCGCCGACGCCAGCTCTCGATCTTCATCAAGCAAAGAACGACCTGCATTGATAAGGAGTGTCCGACGGGCCGCTGTAGCAAGCTTTTCCTTAGCCAACAGAGCATTTACTCCCTTGCTGGTGCTGGTGATCTTCGGGGGACCGGCCAAGATCGCCGAGCCCAAGCCCTTCTTATAGCCGGGGACGTCAAGCGACTTATAAAGCCAAATCATAAACGAAGAACCGAACACTTTGCCGACATGCGACGACTTCCACCTCTTCAAAGCAGGCGGAAGATCGTCATAGTCAAAGAACTTGGCCGCCGTTGGCTCCATAGAATACTCCGCCCGCAGCCGATCAACCTCAAGCTCCGTAGCCTTCTTTCCATCAATCTCCCAACCACCCTTTGTTCGCTTAAGCCGTTTGGTGCCATGTTTCAACGTGAACGTGGACTCATCACCGATATCCATCTTGCCAAGGATTCTTCCGGTACGATCCCAGTGGTGCATCGCCTCCTCAATACGATACATCGTGTCGCCAGCTTTGTAGCCAGCATTTACGCGATCGAGAAACTTTCTGAACGAAAGCACGCCGCCAGCTAGGGACTGCCCACCTGGCAGCCCTCGCACAGCCCTCGACGCCTTATCAAGCGTCCCTCGACCAGACATCACGCCGCCCAGCTCTCCTGTGATCGGATCTGCACCGATAACGCCAAGCTCGGAAAACGCCTGCATTGCGCGATACTTCGAGGTGCCCTTCTTCATCTTACCGGCGTGAAAGTTCCTAAAGTCCTGCAACGCATTAAACGCCTTCAGCGGAGTCATTGGATCTGCCCGAGACAGGGCCTGAATCATCCAATTGGTTGTGAAGTTGTTTACCCACGAGCGCAAATTACGAGTAACAACATTGCGCTTCAGCATACGCTCAAACCCACTCATAAAGCCGGCAGCCTCTTGTGTCACGCGCACAAACCGCATTTGCGCACCCATAGTCTTATTGGCCTCAGCCGTCGACCAGATATCGTAGGAAGCCCTCTGCTTGCCAAAGATCGTCTTCCCCTCAACGCCGCGCCTGGTCCAATCCGCTATACGATCGCCAAACACATCCTTCGCATCAGCAACCAGATCGCCAAAGTCATAATCAATACGGCGATATCTTTCCAGAACCTGATCGGCATATTTGCCATAACCCTTAGAGCGCAGCTGGTCTGCAACCTTACGCGGATCGGCGTGTATATACTCAGGAAGCGCCTCGCCCTTATCCAACTTCTTGATGACAATGCCCGCAAGCTTCGCCTTCTCCATAAGGCCGCCACTGCTGCCGCGACCCCATCCACGAAGCTCACGTTCAGGGCCAGCCAGATACTGGGCGCGAGAAGTCTTAATTGCCAAACCCTTCGCGGCAGAATTTATAGCGCGAGCGCGGGCTTTATCAATAATCTTTGAGTTGCCAGACTTGCGTAGGTCAAGAACCGTCTCCATAACCAGATCTTCAAGGCGAACAGACTTGCCGCCAGGGAGACGAAACTCAGCAGACTGCACGCGACCAGGATGAAACCTGCCCTTCGAAATATCGAGAAGCTGCTCATCCAGGGCATCAAACAGAGCGTGATGCTGCTTCTTATTGAGGCCAAGCTTTTTAGAAAGAGTCTTTACGACATGACCACGGAATGACGTGCCGCGAAGCATGCCAATAGAGTCATCCATAAGCACCTCGCCAAACACAGCGGCAAGTTGCTTTTTATTAGTCTTGCGAATACCACGATGGGCGCGATCGAGAACGCGGGCCATATTGTCGACCATCTCGCTAAGCTCAGGCGAGCCGAGAACGGAAGACTCACGTCGAGGCTGCATCGGCATCGTGCTCTCATACTCCGAGGAAGTTTCATCCAGCAACCTGCGAGCTGCCGCAACACGCTCCGGCGAGGCCTTCCCAGATTGAATGTCGTACATAGCCCGAGCTCGCGCACGCTTCGTAGCAGCATCCACTGGCATCGACTCCAGCGAACCATCTTTATTGATACGCCAAACCCGACGCTTACCGCCCTCAATACGTCGCATCCCAGACACGCGCACGCTGGTGGAGGAGGGCTCCCAGCGGAGTGGGGCCTTAGAATCAAACGCATCAACAACAGGAACCAGCCTCTCGCCGCGCTTACGAAGAACCTTGGACACGGCCTCACGATTCATCCGATTCAGATATTGAGACTTGCTCTCCCATTTCGGATCATAAGGATTCTTGGCTCTAGCAAACGCATGCTGGCGGCCAAGTTCCTTGTAATCCGCCTTGCTGCGGATAACGCCGTCTGGAATCGGATCGACACCTTCCGCAGGCGGCTTGCGCCAACGACGTTCATTATAAGCCTTATCGAGAGCGACCTCGTCGATAGTCACCAGATTCTTCTTTCTGTTGTACCGAACGAACGGCTGCGCTCCAGACTCGACAGGAACCTTATCGCCAAAGTCCAACTTCGGCGCGGCGATACGTTCTTTAATCTGAGCCGAAACAACCTTTTTCGGAACCTCTTCAACCACCCTCAATTCGGGAGCAACAACCTTTTTCGGAGCCGCCTTAGCAGCCTTCAGTTCGGCCTCAGCTTTCTTTATCGCGAGATCGAACTTCTTGGAGCCATCGCCAACCCAAGACTCGTTGCGCATCTTCCCCTTCAAGACCGCGACTTGATTTTTGGCGGCACTTAGAGCCTTCGCGGCCTCGCGAACGCGCAAATCGGGTCGGTAAGTATTGCGCGGATCGCCTGGCTCAAACGGCGACATCTCGTCAAGAGCATCCACCAGGGCTTTCTTACGCATCTTTGAATAGCCCTTGATGCCCTTAGACTTCGCGATCTTCTTAAGCTCCTTCAACTTCATGTCGCGATAGACGGGCTTAGACGGCAGTTCACCAGCCTCCGACCTAACCTTCGCAAACTCACGCTTACGCTCCGAAAAAACGTCCTCCAGTTCCTTCAACTTCTTGGCGTCAGTCGAGCGCCGTTCCTCGATATAAGCCGCTTTCTTAGCCTTCGCAGACTCAAGTTTCTTTTCAGCAGCGGTAACACGTTTGTCGACGGCGGGCTGCTTCGCCGGAGCCTTCTTAGGCGTCTCTTTGGCAAGCGCCTCCGCAGCCTTATCGGTCGGCACCTCTACATCAACCTTCGGTGCCGCCCCAGGCTCTGGATGCTTCAGCACGCCCCTTCCGGCGGCAACTTCAGCAGCCCCGCGCTCAGACTGCTCCATCAGCGCACGCTCAAGATTATTTGGATCTTGCGTCAACTCATACAAACGCTGCTCCGCAGGAACACCACCAGCCTTCTCCTCCTCATACAAGCGCTTCTCCAGCGCCCTCCAGCGCCTTGAAACACCGGCAGGCACCCACATGTGCTTTGCGGCAATCTTGGAAATCTCCTGGGGAACTAAATGACGAATGCCAAAGGGCAAGCGCCGCAGCAAAGGGCCGCCAATGGCACCGACAACAGCTGCGGCAGCAGGGCCGACAAACGTCCCATAGGTTCCCGCATGCAGCACCGCCTTACCGGCACGCTCATCCAGCTTTAGCTGCATCTTTTCAGCATAAGCAAGCGCGCGCAATGCACGAGGCGACATCGGAAGGAGCTGGCCGAGTTTGGCAATGCCGCGACCAACCGGGAGTAATGCAAGCAGCGTGGACAGCGGCCTAGAGCGAAACTGTTCAATCGGATTCGTCGTCAGCATATGCAACGTCCCAGACAACATGCCGGTAAACATTACATCGCCGGTTTCCTCACCCTTCTTATAGTCAGCACGGACAGCCCGAGCCACGCCCTCATACTCCTCGCCCGTCTCCTTATAATTACTAATGATCTGGATAAGCTCCTTCACGCCAAGCTGCAAATCATCAGCATCGGACCAAAGATTCTCGCCAAACGATTTACCAAGACGTTTCTGCAAATCCTCCTCAGCACTATGCAAGCCGGCGAGAAACTGATCAGGACCCATCTTCTTGACCGCAGCGCGAGCATCCTCAACGAGCTCATCGACAGGCCTAAAGCCACTGAGACTGGGGAGTTTGCCGCGAGCCAAATCGGCAGCAGAGGCTGTAATGCCACTATACGCAGAAACAGGATCATACGGAATGCCAGCCTTCTGCATCGCCTCAAGGCGAGCAAGATTAGCCTGAGCCGCCATCCGTTCGCGAGCCTTCAACTGGCCGCCAACAACACCGCCAATATTCGCAAACCAGCCGAGAGCACCCTGACCAGCCGTCGCGAACGGACTATAAGCCTCTTCCTTCATTCCAGGCAGCAACAGCGGCCCAACTCCACCAGAAGAACGACCAACATTCTTGCTTAGATCGTAAATCGACTCAAACGCTTCGGGGCCAAGCTTTAGCTCTTTCTTCCTCGCCATCATGTTCTGCCGATAGTCGACATAAGCCTTGGCAGGAAACTTCTTGCCAAGCCTAGAGCCAGAAACCAAAGAAAGCATTCGCTCTTGATCCAACTTCGGAAGACGGCGAAAAGCCCTCACATTCGCAGAGGGCGATGGTTTTGGCGCAGGCTGGTCGGCATGGCGTTCTTTTGACAACGCCTTAGCCTGCTCAATCGGATCGCGAATGAACTTCATCCAGTCGCCAGGAGGGCTTGCAGGGGGCGGCCCACCCTCAGTCTCACCAGGCTTTGCCGAGAACTTATTAGCCTCAGCGGCAAGACGTCCGGGAGTCATAGACTTCCAATACCCTTGCTCACCCTCAATCTCACCAGGCTTTGCCGAGAACTTATTCGCCTCAGCGGCCAGACGTTCGGGAGTCATATACTTCCGAACATCCTCGACGGTCGCGTCAATGGGCAAATAGCCCTGGCCCATCCATACTCGAGCTTGCTCCCACTCGACACCTAAATTAGCCCTAAACGACTCGTTGACCGCATCGCTAACATCTTTGTGCCAAATGCCAGGAGCATCTGGCTCGGCCTTAAGACCAAGCCTTTTTGCATGCTTCCTATGCAAATGATCAGCCAACTCGAAAAGTTTACGGGACTTGGGCATCAGCGAAACTCACTAGAATCAGGGTGGGCAGGCTTCTTCTTTTTCTTTTTATTTTTCTTCCGCAACGCATTATACGCAGCCACATCCTTCGCCTGCTGCAAAATCAGCGCCTTCTCCGCACGAACCCTGCCGCGATAATCTGCACCAGCCGCAAGCGCATTCGCCTCGCGAGCGTTGAGGGCCGAGGACTGCTGACTAAACGACCCCTTCACCTTTGTATCGTCCGCCTCAAACGAAACGAACTTCTCATTGGCAATCTCTGTGGCACCACGCGCAGACTCAATCTTCACCTGGCGGGCAGCAATCCTCTTTCTAAGGTCCTTCTCCTCTTGCGACTCCTCGACAGCGCCGGCCTTCCGCATACCTTCCGCAATCCTGATCCTCTTAATCCTCGCAGACAAAGCGGCAGCCCGTTTCCTACTTTTCTCAATGGCAGGAGCATGCTTAAGGCGAAGCGCCGCCATCTTGTTATTGAGATCCATGCGGCGTTTGTCCAAAACATCCTTCTCCTTCTTCGTAGTCTGCTTATACCCGATATCTTCAGCCGTAGCCTCGTGCAGCTTGGTGCGAGCCTTTACGCCGAGACGCTTCTGCTTCACAGCCTCAGCGCGCTCCTTCAGGGTGCCCTTGGCCTTGGCATCCATAACCTTACTTGCGGAAAGAACGCCTTTCGACTTCCTGTCAGCAACACGAGCCGCCTCTGCCTCCGGCGACATGTAATCCCGCATCTTTTTCGTCTCATACTTGCGCTTCAGCTTTTTAAACTCCGAAGTGCCGGCATCAGGAAACTTCAACAGAATATTTTGCAGGTCATGCCGGTGCCGAGCGATATGACCGCCAGCAATCCGCTCCCAAACATTCTTCGCCTGCACGCCCCTATGACCGCCGCGTTCCCAGGCGCGCATTGCGTCTTGCGCAGATTTTAAGTCGCCAGACTTCAAGGCACCCAGCATTTTGGCGCGGGTGCCACCATAATCAGCGACCTCAACTTTGGCGGCCTCAGAGGGCATGGCATCAAATGCGGCGGCATAAGGCGACCTGGCTGCAGCTTCAGCGCGCGGATCGCCATGCATATAGGCGCGACGATTCGCGGCATCCTCGGCAGCACCAGAGAGCCAGGACTCCTCGCGATCGGCATTCCATTTTGCAGACCGCTCAAAGTCATACTGTGCCAAGGCTTTTCTGGTTTCAGGAGAATAGACAGCGTCAACCGGCCCGCCAAGACGCATACTTCTGCCGGCACCATGAACACGAGGGTCTTTACCCATCATAAAACGCTCGTCAGACTTAAGCTCAATAGAGTCATCAAGGCGAGACATCCAAGAGGCCTCATCACGATCAACCATACGCTGAATCTCGGGGGGCAAATCGCGAGGAAGAGGAGGAATTGGCCCCCGAGAATCGGGATCGGAAGCCGCCCACTCAGCCCTCTCATCCAGCAAGCTCTGAATATCCGGCATGTCAGGATAGCCGCGAGCGGCCATGGAGGCAGCTCGGTCAGGAAGGTCTGCGCCCATCGCTAGACGCTGATCGGCAGCCCTTTCAGATTCAGCCTCCCAATGAGCCAGACGAGGGTCGACGCGACCAGGCGGCATTTGAGGATAGCCAGGAGAGGCCATGGAGGCAGCTCGGTCAGGAAGGTCTGCGCCCATCGCTAGACGCTGATCAGCAACCCTTTCAGACTCAACATCCCAGGCGGCCAGGCCGCGCTCCTCCGGCCCCATCTTATCATATTCAGCACCACGACGACGACGCACATCGGCCTCAGCCTGGACCATCTTGTCCCAAGCTTCGCCCCTAGCTGCGTCAACACGCGCCTGAGCGGCCTCCTGCAGCGCAGAATCACCCGACTCTTCATAGGCCTTCGCGGCGCGCTCGACAAAGGGACTGACAAAATCACCGGCAAGCTTGGCGGCCTGCATAGTCTTCAAAAACGAATCAAGCCCACCGGAAGATCCGACACGAGAACGAACAGAGCGAGCAGCATCCTGCGGAGAAATAAGCCGCATAACACGCTGACGATACAAACTGCCATCAATAACCGCCACAACTCACCCCCAAAGAACTAAAGAATAGACTTGGGATCTCGATGGCCGGTAAAAGCCCACTTATCACCCATATCAATCTCATCGGTCAAAATCGCATTAGCAACCTTACGAAGCCAAGCCTCAACATCAGGATCTTCCTCAGCATCAGCAAGAGCGAAAATCTCGGCCGCAGCAGCCCTCTCATCATCATTGAAATAGCCACTATGCTTAGACATAATCGCCTGAATTTCGGACTGAAGCTTATATTTGCGAGCAGAAACATCATCGAGCGACTGCGCCTCAAAGTCAGTCGCCTCACGAATCTGGTCAAATCTCTTCTGTTCCAAATCGCCAAGACGCTCCGTAAACGCAGTCTCAGCGCCAGCCAGCTCCTTAGCCTGATCAGCCCTAAAGCTAGAAGATTTCAGGCCCGCATCCATAGCCGCCTGACGGCCCGCAGAATACTTCGCGCCAGCTCCGGTATCGACCTGGCCAAGAGCAGCGGCAAGATTCTCAGCAGCAGCACTGCCAATATCGCGAACGCCAGCAGAGGTCGCCTCGCCGTGAGCTTTGCGAAACCCCACCTGATCAGAACGCAAGCGATCCATAAGCGAAGTAGTCGCACCCACCTTACCGCGCAAAGCTGCCGCGGCCTCATCACGAAGAGACTTCCGCTTTGACGCAGCAGACTTCTTTTTCGCGGCTATACCAGACTTAGCCTTATGATAATCTGGATCTACCTTAATTTCACCCAACATCGCCAACTCCTAAACAAGCACATCACGAAGACCGCCAACGGACATCTTTTTGCAAATCAGAACTATATAGTGGCCGCCATGGCCGACCAACACCTCATCGGCATCACCACAAGCCCCATTAGCACCAAACGACAAACCATGCGCATCATGGATAATCCAACGAAACTCGAGAAACTGCTCACGCCCCTCCGTCCTGGGGGCGATCCCAGCAACATCCTGACGAGCCACATATCGATCAGTCGCCTTTCCAACATAACAAGGCTTACCCTGATCGAAAAAACCATCGCCATTAGTGGTAGGACCAATTCCATGACCAACAATCGGAATGTTTATAAGCTCGTGGCTCCAATCCATATTTGAAGCAACACGCGAAGTATTTTCGAACTCCAAAATCCGATCAACCGTATGATTAGCCTTCGTAGCCGGCGTCCATTGCAATCCAGCAACCGTCTCATAGCCCGCGAAGTCTGAGCGCAAGCCAGAGCCAAGCTCAACACTCACGATATTAAAAAACGTCGCAGAGGTCGGATGCAGCCCAGCGGCACGCATCGATGTGTAGTTCACCACCGCATAACAGTGATGGATGACAAGCGGATAATCGAGGACAAGGAACTGCCGCACACCATTAGGCTGGATATAGTCAGCACCAGCAGTAGTCGACGAATAGGGAAACAAGTCGGCAGTGGCCGAGCGTATCTCTCGATCGCTCCCAATATTCGACCACATCGGAACGACAATCACCTCATAGCCAGAGTCCTCAAGAAGATGCTCCTTTAGCGGCCAGGCCCCATCCTTATGGACGCCACCGGCAAGCTTGTCTCGAAACAGGTTCTCAAAGCGAAGCAGGTTGGCAGCCACACCTGCGCCAGTGGTCTGCGCAGACGGAATGTCACCAGCGATAATTGGATCGTCAGCAGCAGGCAGCGTCAACGCTACAGTCTCGGCAGAACGACCGCCCGTGGCGTGAACAGTCGGAAGATTCTGAATCACCGTGCCGAGATCTTTAGTAACCAAAGGCGTCTTGATCACAACCGTAATCTGGAAGCCAGGTAGATCCCAACGATAGCGAGTACCGCCAACATCGCCTACAAGATTCACAACACGCAACCTGGCGACATAGGTCCGATAAGGATTCAACGCACGACTAACGGGCACGCGAATCGGATTCAGCCGAAACTTCCGGTCCATGATAGACGTGCCATCAAGCTCAATTGACGCTATCTCACGGGTCGCCAAATACGTGTGATCGGTAGCACTGGAACTCTGAACAACATTTGGAACCTTCTCATCGATCGACAGAACGATCTTAAAATCGTCCAAAGAGTCGTAATCAATCTTGCCACCACCAGCCGTATTGTAATTAGAGGTAATAAGCGCACCCTCACCGCGCTGGTCGAAGCTGAACTGCAGCTCGTCGAGATAAACCTCCGGCGTAGTGCTGGCAACCACATAATCAGAAGAAAACGACTCCTGAAACGGCGGCAGAATAAAAGGAAACGACGCCACGCCGCCCTTCTGCGTTGCCGAGTCAAGGCAAATATAATTGTCGACGACCGGAACCACCCAGCAAATGCGCGAACGAACCCACTGCTGCTCGCGTTGATCGCGACCGACCATCTTTGTTAGATCGGCCAACCACGAAGAAACATCACTAACTAAAGACGTATAGAACTCACGAAGGAGCTTAAGGCCGCGAGATAGTGGATTTCTAGTTAGTTTCGGCATCAGCAAACAACCAGGTCGACTTCTTCAACTTCTTGCCAGACTCAATTGCGGCGCGCATATCCTTAGTAGTCGACTTGGCAGCTTTGGCCGCAGCAGTAATCGACGAATACCGAGCGACCTCAGAGTCGCCCTCCATCCGAATAACCTCACGACCAGAAAAAGGAGTCTTTTTCTTCTTCTTCTTGCCCAAAGACCCAACAACCTCTTTCATCGCAGCAACATCGGCCTTCAACTTATCGACCTCACTCATCTGAGATGGACGCTTCCGAGTCACCGCAGCACGAGGCTTAGGCATCAAACCCTTCTCAGCCTGATGATAGCCAACCTCTGGATACGCAAGAAGGCCAGAGACAATAAGGGCATTGAGATGCTTCTCCACATCATCGGGATGAACGCTCTCATAAAACCGAATCTTAAATCCAGAAGAGCCGTACAAATCAAAATCAGACTGCAAGCCCTTATTTGGATGCTCACCAGACATAAGCTGATGCTCAACACCAGCGTAATGCTCCATATAGGGGCCAGCCTTACACCCAAACGCAGCAACCTTTCTGTTATGAATGCAAACCATCGTATAAATTGTACCACCCATCAAACCACTCCTTCTAAAATCCCAAGATTCCAACCGATCGACTGACGCTCCCAAGGCATTTGATTTGCCGGAACATCAGCAGGACCAGTGCGCCAACTACTAATCGGAAAGTTTGGCGCGTCCTCATAATCAGGGATAACCAATGAAAAACGCAACCTAGAATCTCTAGGCACGGGTATGTTTAGATCTTGCTGGACGATCATAATGCCTGAAGGCATCTCATCCTCCCACTCGGAAAAACTATAAGGCCAACTGGCAAGACTCATAAAGCCGTTGTAAGCAGGCTCCAAATCCAAGCTGCTAAAATCAAAACCAGCGAGAGGAAAACCAGTCTTTAGATATACCTGGGATGACAGACTTCGATCTTCAGGCACAAACGGATCGTCGATCTCAATCGACACCGTAAAGTCCTGAGCCGAGGAGCCATTAGTAACAAAGGTATTGGTGAACACACTGTCAGTGGCCAGCCACACCGCAAAACTCGTTAACAATACAGGGCGGCCATAGGCAAAAGAAGTAGTCCAAGTATAGGTATTACCATTAAAGCCAGAAACCGGACCAGCATAGATACCATCGACACCATAGCCCTTATTTCGCTCACGATTCTGAACCAGCTCGTCAAGATCGGTCACGCCAGCAGCAATAACGTCCGCATCAATATTGTAGCTCCGACAGAAAGGCAGGCCATCATTGGCAGGCACCTGCAACACAGCCGTCGACGCCGTCTTGGCTGGAGTCCAGCCGGCGACAGTATAGTCTGGAAAAAAACGACGGCGCACATCCCTTTTCGGAACGCCATTCCACCTGCGAACAAAATCGGCCAAGACACGATCAAGACGCGAACTAATCGAAGTCCCATCAGAAATCTGCTCACGACTAAATAGGCGAAAACTCATGGGGTCATCTCCGTCGTAACAACAGTGACAGAATTATGCGCACGTCCGGTAAAATTTGCACCCCAAATCACCACAGCATTGGCGGCGAGGCCGGAATTATCAATCGGATTGCCAGTACCGCCGGAAAGTTCAGGGATAAAAGAGCAGCCGGAGAAAAAGGCCTTGCCGCCGGAGGCGATGGTAACAGCCGTAGAATCGGCAGCGGGCGACATCTCAAACACGCAGTCGACAAACAACACGCGAGCAGTGGGGCCAAGCTCAACCAAAGGAACAACACCGCGATCGGCAAAGAAATGGACACCCGAAATCTTGGCAAACGAAGAATCAATACTCCACTTGCCAACAACACGAGAGCCGGGAACTCCAGCCACAAACAAGTTATTCTTCTCAAAATAACCGCCAGGATGATCTCCAGGGGCGAGATTAAACGAATTGCCGGTAAGCTTCACCTCGGACAAAGGCACATCCGGCCAATCAAAAGTCTTGAAAAGCAGTCCAGATTCATAGTCCCGAGAGAATCTATTAACAAGGCCAGCGCGATCTTCACCACGCTCTCGCAGCTCATCGACCACGACGACGCCTCCCGCCGACGATGCGATACATCATCTTGGCAGCCGACAGGCCGATCTTCTCAGCCCTATTGCGAATGTGCCCGAACATCATCACATCGACCTCAGCGCCACGCACAGCATCAGAAACAGCTATATCGTTGACGGGATCGTCCGCAATAAGAACATTGCCTTTTGAAGAGTCAGACTCAGTACCCCACTTTGAATTGGAGCCAAAAACGACATCAACCATCGCCAAAGCTGCGGTTTGAAGCCTGGTTCTTATTGAAGCGGCGGAGATTATTGCCTGAATAGCGCCACCGGTATAATCAATAATCTGTGCAGCCCACTTACGAGCGTCACCGGCAACGACAACATTGAAAAGACCAAAGGTAGAAGAGCCGTGAACGACAGTTGCAGCGGCTCCCTGCGACTTCAATCGCATATACAAAGATCGAAACAATAACTGAGAGCCATCAGGAACAGAAACAGGGCCGGGAAGAGCGACCCAATCGACAGGGTAGGCGACATCATCGGCGGCATGTTTGGAGCCGGCGGAACCGGGCATCCAGTGGTAGACGGTAAAACCCCAGGTTTGTAAGGGGCCGACAGCCGGAAGCTGCTCAAACCTAGCGTCAGTAACGACCAGGCCGAGACTCATAGCATCAGCAGTGGGAAGAAGGCGCTGAAACGGCAAATAAAACAACAAATGATTTTGGTCCTGGGTAAAATTCATATACGGGGCAGACGAATTTGCGGCAACAGGAAAAAACGCAGGTATACTCCCGTCCCAATACAAACGAAGCTCGTTCCCGGTAGCACTATAGGCAGCTCCAGCGACATCATAAACACTGGCCTGGTTCTGGGCAGGAACAGCAGCCGTGCCGGCCTTTAGGCCCCAAGCTTCGCGAGAAATCGACCGCTCCGGCGGAAATACCAAATCAACCCGAGTCTGGCCAGCACCATCAGCAGCATCGGTATAGGTCACAGGACGCCAATACTGATTGTCAAACTGAAAAACAAGATCAAAAGACTGGACCCGATAAAAGGTAGACGTACTATTAAACGACACGCGGACAGGGACCAGCACGCAGTCAGACACCGCCTGACCGCTGGGAAAGCGATAAGAGGGGCCTGGATCAACCGGCTCACCTAAAAGAAGCCTATCCCGGCCAGCCACGCCAGTTAGGCCGCCGGCAGTGTAAAGAAACTCCCTATAAGACCCAGACATCTTCCGATTATCCTCAAAGGACTCGACAGATCGATCCAAACCACCGCCGCGACCAAGTTCAGTGATAAAGTAGCTGCCCATCTTCGCGTTGCGACTCTCGGCAGCGCCAGTGCCACCGAGTTGTATTTGATCAGCCGGAGAGTACGTCTCACGGCCACACACAGAAAAGACATGGCCTCCGCCGCAGACAAGCTGAGAAAGCGCAAGATTATCGGTGGCGTTGAACTCAGAGGCGACAGTATTCGCCAGGCTCTGATAGTTCCACAAAACCCAAACGCCTTGCTGCCAGACGAAACTAATGCCGAGAGCTGGGCAAGTGATAAAAAGATGCTTATCAATCGGATCGTAGGTCAAATTAATCAACCCAGCATCAGCAAACGCATAAAACGACCTGGCAGTCGGATTCGACCCATCATAATTGCCACTATCAATCCAATATGATGAAAACGGATTGCTGACATAGGAATGGAAAAAGGGCTCAATATCATCACTAAGCACCTTGTAGTCCATGCCGCCAGAGGTGCTATACACCCCATTGCGATCACACCAAAAAACAAGCTCATCTGCCGAAATCACAGCGCGCGGAGAGTCGGCACCGACACTATCACTAATCTGAATCCGACGACCGGTGTTATTGAGCGCACCACGACTGGGATAATACACCCACGTTTCACGATCAAAAAACACAACCACGCCTTCCTGGGTGCCCTCAATCGCAACAATCTCACTATCACCAGGAATCGTAACGACATTGATGGCGATCACAGAAGAAGGGGCAGAAGAATCGCTGAAATACAAATCACGACCGGACGCCAAGACCATCCTTCCGCCCCAATCCGTAACATCAGAAGGTTTCGGAAAACCAGCACGGTCCAAATAGACATAAGCCTTGTCGAAGGTGCCGGAGGTCGGGCTGACCAGGCGGACACAGGCAGACTCTGAATAGCCAGTAGAAGAGAAGCCGGAGTAATCAACAGAGCCATCGACCTGCTGCCGACGAGAGGCATAGAAATCGCAGGGAGTATAGACAAACATCCCTACATCAGGAGAGCCAAAAAAGAGCGAATCCACAAACTCATGGAAAAACCAAGGGCGGCCACCCTGGGGAATCCAGTCCTCGCGATTGTGATAAACGCTACTCTGGTATACGCCCTTCCAGCCGCGCATCGGGAACAAATCTTCATTCATCTCAGACGTATGTCGAGACAGAACCTCTTCCCAACGACAATCGGTTGTGTAGTCATAAATACTTACAGCAACCAGATTCGACCACTGACCCACAGAGCCACCCTTACCTCCGGCCCCAGCCTCGACATTTCCAGTAAAAGCGAAGAGAGGAAGGACGGTAACAATTTGCAAATGCCCAAAATTAGTAAGCATAACGTGCGAACCGAGCGGATCGCCATAGCCATACTCAGTCGACTTATCGGTAGTCTGCTTGCTCAAAGTCGTATCAAACTGAGCGACCTGGCCAAAACCAGGCCTAGTCGACCACTCACCCTGCTTAAAGCGAAGATTCTGGTAGAAAGAACCGCGATCGGGCGAATTAAGCTTCATGCCACCCTGAAGCAGCTCCACCTCTTGGCCTGAACTAGCCATCAACGACACCTCTTAAGCTGCTTCAGCAAAGCGCGCTCATAAGACATTCTCCGAGCCATCCAGCCAGCACTCACGCGATAAGTGCCATCAGGATTCAACTGGACCTCCGTCTTCCCCAGAGGGGGCAACGACAATTCCGGCCCGCTGCAACTCGCGATCCCAATCGTCCCAAGAAGAAGCAACACGATCAGGGTCGCGCAGCACCAGCGCCTTTGAAAGCGCAAGCTCGCCCTCAAGCTCCGACTGCCTTTTGCGAGCACGGAAGTAATCGACAACAAGCTTAACACCACCAACCTCAACAAACTGCTCAACAACGAGGGCCAAAGCGCCAACAAGACGAATGAGCCCGCTCACTTCTTCTTCCTTCTCTCAACAGCACCAACAAGCCAGGAAAGAACCTTAACGATATTGTCATCAACATTCGTCTTCGTTTTTTGGCTCAAATTCCACAGGACGGGCTGCGCAATTCGCAAAACCACGAGAAGGGTAGGGAGCCACCAATGTTGCTCCAGCCAAGGATAAACACTGTCAAGGGCGCTCTCGCCAGCAGCCTCACCAGCCTTAACAACAATGGCCGTCACAGACTCGCTCAAAGTAACAGAATCAGAAATAGCAACAGTCATAACCTCTCCCTATCCGGCAAACTGGAAGTGCATATCATCGCCCCAGCCCTTTTTGCCTTTATAAGACCAGCGGCCTCCCCAAGTGACCCCGGCGTCCTCCATCGTCTTTACGAAGGAGATTTTCCCAGCCTTTTCGCACTCTTCCATATTCTTTCGCAACTCAGACAGCTCGCCATTCGGAAGGCGGCCAGACCACGGGTTGGCGCGAGGATTTACATCGAATGCGATCCCGATCGCGTGATAGCTCAAACGGCTCGTACCGCCGATAACACGAGGAACATAAGTCTGGACGCTAGCTGGACAATAGCCAGACTGATCACAAGCCTTCTCGAACAGCTCGACCATCATATCGCCAACAAGACGATGCATGCGAACACGCTTTCCGGTATGCAGCCGAAAACTGCGGATATTCTTATGCACCCAGGCATCATCTAAATCCACAAATCGACCCTTGCCGGTCTTGGTCCAAGAAGGATTTCCATAATATCGTTCAACTTCCGACCTTGAGCGAGGCAGCTTGACAGAAGGCGGATCAAGCGCCTCGCTCAAAGCGGAAAGAGTGGCAGAACCGGGCTTGCCATCGTCTGACACACCGAGCTCTCTCTGGGCAAACGGGACAAGATTCGCAAGATCTTCCAACATCAAACGCCCGTCAGAAAGAGCCGCCTCGATCCACTTAAACCCAGACATAAACCACCCCCTACAAATCGGAGTCAGCCTCAAAAGACCCAGTCTTGCCTCTCAAATAGCCAAGAGACTCCCGCACCTTACTAATCTCAGCCCTAAGCTGAGAAGCGGTCGAATCAAGCTTAACATGAACTTCAGTAACTTTAGTCCCAGTAATCTCACGCTGCTGAAGAAGACCACTCTTAAGGGTGAGGGCCAACTCATCGACAGCGTCATCGATTTTCTCACTACGAGCCTCCAGCTTATCAAGCCTATCGGAAATGGCCAGCAAACGAGGCTGAACATAGCGAGTAACGACACCCAAAACAAAGCCAAGAGCAGCAGTGCCCCCGCCGCCGATGATAGCAACATCGCCAGAATCCATGGCCACTAAACACCAACCTTCGTTTCAAGAACGACAACGCGACCACGGACCTCGACAAGCTTCTCGTCCAAATGAGAGGAGACGGAGTCTATGCGACCGTGCAGCTTTGCGCGACTGTCACTCGCAATTTGAACAGACTTCTCGACCTCGCCAAGGCGATAGCCAACCATATCAAGACGACCGATAACCTTCTGGGTGTCAGAGGCACCACGCCAAAGAAGCGCGGCAAAAGACGCTGCGCCACCAACGCCCATCACAAGAACATCAACATGATTGGCAAGCCAAGAGCCCATTACCAGTTTGCCTCATAACTAACCTGGTCAGAGTCAAGAACAACGCCCTCGGAAAGATGATTAACAAACTCGGCCTCAAGACGAGCAAGCTTCCTGGCTATAGCGTCAGGGAAAGCCTGATCAAGGGCCGCATACTCCTCATAAGCATAATAAGCAATCAAATCATGATAGTCGGCAAAGTTGTCAACAAACTGGGCTGCAGCATTGCCCCAGTCGACAGAGCCTGAGCCAACATAATAAACGCGAAAAATGCCAGAAATAGAAGAAGGGAAGACGATCTTCTTTCCAGAAAGATGAACACAGGGCTCATCAAGATAACTTGCGGTAAGAAGCTCACTGCGAGAGCGAACAAAGCGGTAAATGGTGGAAACATTCCCGGCAGCGCCAGCAGCATCAACCTCACACATCTGGATGATTTTCAGAGCAGGGCCATTGGAAATGGTTGGGGAAGAGCCAAACAACTTGACCGCACCAAGCTCAAGATCGATCGTGGATGATGAGGACACGGTAATATCAATATATTCCTCAAGAAACTCAGGGCGATGCTTTACGACAACACGACGAAAGCGATTATGGGCACGCTTGCATGCAGCAGTCTCCATAGACGCGTCGAAAAAAGTTAGATCTGGCTCAGAGGCCAAATTACGAAAAAAAGCTTTTATCTCAAGAGAGTTCACTTCTTCTTCCTCTTCTTCTTCTTCTTCTTCTTATTCAAAAGACGAGACGCGGCGCTCTTCCTGGCAGAATAGTAATTCACATCGGACTCCTTACGCCCTGCGTACTGTCAGCGGCCTTCTTCATCATCTCACTCTCAGCCTGAGAATCACGCATCTGCTCTTGAGTTGCGGGGGATTGACTAAAAGCGGCAGGCTTATCGACAAGATGAGGGTCGTCCTGACGGGGAACAACGGTGCCCTGAGCCAGCTTCATGTAGGCAAGCGGATCTTGGCCATAAGTGACAATCGCAGCATAGGTATCACGAAGATAATTCTGAACAAGAGAATCAAGCTCGTAGAACTTCTCCGAGTGGATAAACTCGCCAAACACATCGCGGTAAGAGGTCAAGTCCTCATCTGGGAAGATCTTAATCTTCTGGCCACCAACGACGATAGCCTTCAAGGCGTCAAGGGCGCGCGAATAAGACTTCATCTTATCGAGCATAAACTTATGCCCAGTGCGATAGGTGATCTCCTTCTGCACAGTCTCAGCATCAATAAGCTTAAGCTCATACAAACGAAGCAGACGCTCCTCACGATCGCCAACCTGATCCTGAAACATAGAGCCAGCCTCGATGTGGACCTGGGGAGAATCGACCAAATCAGTGCCAGAAACAGCACGATGAACAATATGGCCCTCAGAACCCAAAGCACCAAGCATCTTCTTTTCAGACATAAAATGACGAGCATAAAGCAAGGCCGAAGTAGCTGCGCGCTCAAAAGTCTCCTCAGCCTGCAAACGAACCAGATCGAGCAAAGTACTGTCAGCAGACTTCAACTCCTGCATGGCCTTAGCAGCAGTAATGCCGACAGCCCGCTTGCCAAGACTAGGGCCATGGATGCCGGCAGAATCATGCATCTCAGAAACCAACTGCATAATAGAATCATTAAAGTAGGCAGGAAGGGGGGCGGGAGACTCCTGGCGAGGCTCGCCGCCAGCTATGTTGTACATCAACATGGCACCAGCCTTCGACGGAATCTTGCGAACACCAGCAGTGCGCGGAACCTTCCAAATCGGATTCGCCATCAGCTCAGTATTCAACAGCCACTGAGCACGAGAACGATTATACTGATTCTGAATACCAATCAGAGGCGTAACCAGGCCGATACCCCAGAAATCACCGGGAACCTCAAGAAAACGACCCACAGAAACAGGAACAACCTTATCTGGCGTCGAACCCTTCCAAAGCCAATCATCGCCAGCAAACACACCCCAATCACCATCCTGGGTATAAATATCGAAAGTCTCAATTCGATCGGCAGGAAGAGGATTGAACTCTGGCTCGCCATAACGATCAGCAGGAATAATGGAATCAATGACCTTACTGCGATCAGGGTACATTCGCTTCAGCTCATCACGAGTATAGTAAGAGCGAACGCCAACCCAAGCAGCCTCAAACTCATCGCGAGCACCCTCCTCTTTGAAGAGGTCCTGGGGACGAACGACCTCCCAAGAAATGGCACCAGAAGATTTGCCGGGAGCACGAGAATGGACAGTATGTATGGCGGAAGTGCCAGAAAGAAGCTGATAGGCAAAAAATCGACGGGCCTTATGCCGAACGCGATCAGACTTCCAGAACCAACGCAACCAGTGCTCGGTAGCCATCGCCTTAACAATATCCTGATAACCAGCAGAACTGGGCATAACCGCACAGCTGGGATACTCGATAGCAAGCTTAGCAAGGGCCGAGCGATAAATGGGAGCAATACGATTTACAGTAATCCTGCGCTTGGTCCTAGAAGTGTCGGTAGCAAACTTACCTAAACGATTCTGAAACTCAGTATTCTGCCTATCAGAAAGATAAAGCGCCGCCATCTTCCAACGACGACGATGAGAAACCTTCTCATTCTTGGACTTCTCAATGGACTTGGGCATCTCAGAGGGTAAAGACATTAGACACCGCCTGAAGAAGGGAACCGCTTGGAAAGCCAAGCCCCAGCACCCTCATACATCCTTTTATAAGGATCATCAGCAGCCTTAGAAAGAATGACTGAATCAAGGCGGCCAGAGGGGGAGTCGCCACCCAGAAGATCGCCGGCAACTCTAGTCAAAGCAGCGGCCTTGAGGCCGACAACAGGATTGCCTCCAGAGGCAACAGTGCCAGTGACAGCTGCGGCACCGGTAGCCAAATCACCAAGATCAAAGCCATCATCAGAAGGCTCTAGACGGCGCTTGGCAGCAAGAAGGCCGCTCAATCGGTTGGCGGCACGGGCACGAGAACTAATCATCGCCAATCAACTCCGAAATTTCAGGATCTAACTCGCCAAAAGTCGGATCACCATAAGGCACATCGTCAACTGGAAACATAATGGACCTATCTTCAATAAAACTCAATCGAAACCAAACCCAACGACCAACCCAAAAGTTCAAATGCACAACAGTGAGCGCCAAAACAACAATTAAAACCTGCCAACTCCAGTCCATAAACACCCCCGCAAAAGATATGCCCCGGCTGACAATACATCAGCCGGGGCACATCACCCATTAAAACAAGCTTCTAAAGATTGAAGCCGAACAGGACGCCGTTTGCGTTGGGATAGCAGCAAACGAGCTGGTAATACCAGCGCCAGAAGCCTTCCCAACTATCTCGCTGATCAACACGCGACAGAATCGCGCCATCGAGATCGGCAAAATCGCCAGCCTTCAGCTCGGCCAACTTCCAACTATCAAGCTTCAGGGCAATAAACATACCCTTCGGACAATGACGACTACGTCGCATCTTGATACCGCCATAACCGATCATATCATCGTTATAGCCGTAATCGACGCCAGTAGCCTTGGTAGCAGGAGCGGTCTGCTGAATAGTCTGATTCGACAACGTGCCAGAAATATAAGTCTGACGCGTCGTGTTATGAATCAGGAACAAATCAGGAACCTTCCCGCACTCCTCGTCGATCGTATCCAGCATTGCCTGAAGACGATCATTGACAAGCGCAGCACGATCATTGGCACCGGTGACAACCGCGGTCGCACAGGTCGACTGCAGCTCCTCACCGCCATCAGCCGCGCCATTATTCCGAGGCAAATTGAACAAAGAGCCGTCAAACAAGTTGGTCAAAATGCCAGCAGGCTCATGATCGGTGTTCGGGCCAGGAATGCCAAAGTTACCAACACCATTGGTAAGCTGCTGATCATTGATCTTGATCGCACAACCAACACCTGCATCGACAGCACCACCAGCAGTAGTGAACGGAACAACAGCACCACCAGAGCCAACGCCCTGGATAGTAATGGTCCTGTTCGACTTGCTGAAGTCAGTAATGAAGATGCCAGCGCCAGCACCCAAAGCGGCAAGCAGAGGAACAACCTCATAGGTATCCAACTGAATGATGTCAATACGACACCAGGTCTGGATATCGTTGGGATCTACCGCAGGACGCAAAGTGCCAGTCGCATCACGCCAAGTCCCATCAATGAAGCTAAAGTCACCATCGTACTGCCAAGCCAAGCCATTACTATTGGCGACCTGTTGACCAGGAGCACCATATTGAGTCGCCCCATTTGCCTTCGCCACCTGCGCCTGCTTCTGATTGATGAGGCCACGAACCGGACCACCGACAAACATGTTCAGATTCGCATGGTCTTTCAAGTCGTCGACCAGACGAGTCATCTCATTGTCGAGAGCTCCGATGAAGCTATTCATCCCACCCTTCTCAGCAGAAGCCATCGTAGGACCAGTAACCTCGAACCGACCATACAAGAAAGTCGCGTTCGACACGATCCGACTATGGACCTGCGCAGTCGCAGTGGGAAGATTGGTATTCTCAGCACGATACCCAACGCCAGTATTGCGTCCGGTATGGAGCGGAATAATCACGTTTTTGCCAGCCCAAGTGAAAGAACCCTTCTCAAAAAGCTCAACAGCCAAAACCTCTTGGTTCAGTTGCTCTGCAACCGGACCCCGATAATATTCATGCAGCATCGCTTGGATGCTATTGCTAGTAAGTAAAGCGACCATAAAGGCCTCCTATATTATATATTAGCCGAATTTCCCAGACAGCAAATCGCCACGCAAAGCACGAGTAGCCTCAGCAACCGAGCCAAGCTTCCTCTTAGATGCCTTGCCCGCAGTCTTGGCCTTATTTCCCCGAGGAGGAGAAAGCTCGCCAGCCCTCTTGGACTTTTCAAGCTTCAACTCCTTGCGAAGTCGGGCCTCAATGCGAGACTCAACAGAAGCAATGCGCTTTGACTCACGAGCAGCCCAAGCATCGACATTGATTTGTGGATTAGATTGGACAGCAGAAATCATATCTTCAGTAGAAACTGTAGGAAAACGCTTGGAAGCCTCTTTAATCTCAGAAACAAGCTTCTTCTCAGCAAGGGCAACAGCGCGGTCCCGCTCCAAATGAGCAATCCGATCTCGCAGCACCTCAAACTCAGACCTTTCCTCAAACCCAGACTCTTCAGACGATTCAGACTGCTCGGCCATGTACCTATCAAGCCAAGCCTGGTCTTCATCGGACAGAGCAGATTCCGCCCCCACATCTTCATCAGAAGAAGCCTCCTCATCAGAAACATGCTCCTCAGAAGAGGCCTCAACCTCTTCATCAGAAACAGCCTCTTCATCAGAAACAGCCTCTTCATCAGAAACAGCCGAGTCGCCATCCATAGCCTCGACCGCATCTTCGGATTGAACTTCACCATCAGGAGCCATGGACTCAGCCATCTCGACGGCCTCAGCCATTTTTTCTGGACTTAACAAAGACATTCAAACCTCCAACAACAAGGAATCTCTCACAATTCGGACCAAGCTTGCAAGACATCAAATTCACCAATAGTAGAAGAAAGCTCATTATCTTCAGAGTCGTCGCCAAAATAACCCTCGGAAACAGCATCCTCAAAAAGCTTTCCACTCTGCTGTTCAAAAATCAAAACATCGCGCACAGAGGTTGGTCTGCGACGAGAAACTTCGCGCTCAACCTCAGCCACCTGGGTGCGGCCCGCAAGAGCGAGAGCTGCGGCAAAAATCATATCATCATGATCGCCCGTCTCAGCCTGCGGCTTACCCTTCTTGAACACAAACGTATTGATCTCGGCCTTCAACCTGGCGCACGGAACCTCAAGAGCCCGACTCTCGACAACAGTATGCAGACGGCTCAAAAGTAAATCTCTAGTGGACTTATTCGTATTAAAACCAAGCTTCTCAGTCCATCGACCCTTGAACTTATCATGCTGAACACGACGATAAAGATGTCGACCACGCTCCGCCAGCAGCTCGGTAATCACAGTGCCAGCGGGCGTCTCAACAACCGCCAGCGACCCATACCGCTCTACCTGCTCATCGACAATCTCTGAAAAAGGCCTCAATGGCATCCAATTATAGTAGCTAGAGACAATTGAGGGCTTCTTTGGATCTGTAACATCCATCGTGCAAAAAGCACTCAAATCGCCATTCGGATCGCCATTCGCACTATCAACACCAGTAACATAAATACGATGCTTTTTAGGAGCCTCAAACTCCTTATAGCCAAGATAATTATGAACATTATCTCGAGTAATGCGAAAACCAGCGAAATGAACCTGGAAAAACCGCCCACCAGACGTGATAAACGCCACCTCGGGAGTAATTGGGTTCTCCTGATTGAACAAATCCCAATTACCGCCCTGCTTCTCCTTCCAGTTCTTATATGCCCACCATTTCTGGTCGCGGGTCAAATTATGGTCAGAAGAATACTTCCTAAACCAAGCCGGCGGCTTACTGCGAGGTTTTTCCTTCGTCACATAGTTCACATCCCAGGTCCAAGGGATAAAAACCTTCTCAAAACCATCGTTCTCAAGCCACAACTTATGCGCGAGATTCAGGCCATTGGCAGTCGTCTCGCGGACAACCGTCGCGGAATCTGGCACCGAGTTCATAATACTCGCGAACGTGTTATTTAGATCTCCATAGTGAGCAAATTCCGACAAATGAAGCGCGTGAGGCGTTCCGCCACGCGCATCATCCGAACTACTCGTCGTACACTGAATCACCCCACCATGACGGAAGCGCAACATCTCCGTACTCGCAGCTTCCGTACTGAACTTCAGCCAGCTCGGCAGATTAGAGTAAAATCTCGAGTAAATCTGGAAAATCTCCTTGGCCGCAACACGCTTATGGGCGACAACCAAGACCTTAAAGTGGGGAGTGAACAGCACCCGCCAGAAAAAATACGCCGCAACAATGGTTGAAGCACCCAACTTACGAGCCTTAAGCACATAAGCGCGATTGCCGCGAACGAGAGCGCCAATTATATGCTTCTGAGCACGATTGGCGCGCAACTTGACCAGATAACTGCCCGACTCGTCCTGAGTCTTGGCAACAATTTGCAAGTAATTCTCGCAAAAATGCCAAAAATCAGACTTGCACCGCCGCAGCTCTCTTATCAGAGCGTCTTTTTGGTTTCCTTCTTTCAATTCGCCCCGCAAGCTCAGTCAACCAATCCTGATGTTCGGATAAGTCGCCAGACATAAACAGCCGAAGCACCTTCCCGCGCTCCGCAGGTTTACAGTCATAGTGAAACAGAAAATGGTACGCCGCAACGAAATCGAGCAACAAGCCAACGAACCGGCTGGCGCGTGGATCATCCTCACCCTCAACAGGGCCAGCCGAAATGAACCCACCATGAAGCTCGGTGCCCTTGGGATGAGTCAAATCATCCTCACGAAGCGAATCCATGAAAAAATAGATCGCATCAACAACCGAACGATGCCGAGAATTAAATACAGCACGATTATGCTTCTTTAAATGCTCCGACCAAGAGAACTCATTGCGACAAATCCAATAGCCAGCAGCGACATTCTGCGAAAACGTCAAACTATCGGGCTTATTGCGAAGAGCCTCAACAACGCCAACAACACTATCCAAAGCGCCCATCAACACCGCCTCAAGAAGAGGAGCTGGTGGGACTGATTCCGAATTAAGTTCAAGTTTGTCCATGGGTCGAAGATAGACAGATGTACCGTTGTTGACAAGGGCCAGGAAGCACCCAGACTGATTCGGGCACTTAAAGAACACAAAGTGCCCGAACCTAAACGCAACACTGAAAGGCCGCTAATCGAAAAACGGGCACTTGGGCACATAAAAGCCTACTTTGAGCAGATAGCGCGCGCGCACGATAGACGTTAACCCTACATCTAAGTGCCCAAGTGCCCGTTTGGGCAAAAAAGACAGTAATAATGGGTAGTTGATTTTTTGCGAAGTGCCCGAAAAGTGCCCGTTATGTGCCCGCTATGTGCCCGTCTGGATATGGGTGCCCACGTAGTATCGATTAGTAGGCTAGTTGAAAACGAGATACCCCAGAATCTAGGTTCGTATAGGTTATTTGGTAGGGGGGGGTCGTTCCGGCTTTTGTTACCTGGGATAATACGAGCGGACAGTTCGCAGGCTCACTGACTTCCTTCATTAGTGTCTAAGGCGTGCTTCGCACTCTTCCATTATTAGGCATCATTTTGTGTGCTTCGCACTCTTCCATTATTAGGCATCATTTTGTGTGCTCTGCACCTATCTTCTAAAACTGTCCTAACCATATCACGCACCTTGCCACGTCAAGCAGTTTCTGGTGAACCCCTGAACCGCCGCGCCAGGGCACGGCGGCACAGGACCGCCTAAAGGCGTCAGAAACGGCTGGACTTCGGGCTGCGCCCTCGCCAAGGAACACGTGAAGGCTCAGGGACAGTTTCATTCGTAACCTTCAATGGAGAGTCAACAAATGACGAACATTCAGAACGTAAAAACCTGCACAATATGCGGAGACGACCACACCATGCCGAGTAAGATAGTCTGTAGCAAGCGAAGCTGCTTCAACGCCCTAGTCAGGGAAGGGCAGCGCGAGCGAGCCAGACAAGCCTACTACCGGCCACGCGACAGCCGGCCACGACACCAGAACGGCCAACTCGCCGCACCCAACTGGCCATACTAACAACGAACGTCGAGTCGTCAGCAAACGCTGGCGGCTCGACTTTCGTCTCGCGAAAGTGGACAGCTCGTCGGACTCGCTGGCGTCCTTCATCGATATCTGCTAGCGGTTACAGTGACGCGAGTAGGTCCTCTATGCTGTCTCCACCCGCCTTGCTCTTGACGACGTCTGCTAGGACGTTGAGCAGTTGCACCTTGACCTTGCTGTGTGTGGCATATGGCTGCCCTGGTTCGTCGTCCGGCTCCTCGCGAAGCTGAGTAAGCACGAGCCGTTCAATGTCTTCATGGGTTAGTGATCGGTTCGAGGACAGTAGCTTGTCAGCCGTAGCTTTGAGCGAGCGTCTGACGCGGCGTCTACCTAGTGGTCCTCCCTTACCGGCGCGGTCGTCTTGAAGTGCTGGTATGCCACCTTCCTCGTAACGCTTTACCCACTTAATAACGGATTGCCTGTTGGTGCCTAGCTGTGCGGCGATCTTGCTGTGGCTCAAGTAGTCAGCCTTTAGCAGCACGATGCGGAAACGTACTTTCATGCGCTCGGTTAGACGAGGGTCGTCGAGCATGTCAGTGAGTTCGTCTATGTCCCCCGAGGGTACTTCAATGTGCTTAACGGGTCTTCCCATCGAACACCTCCATTCGTTTAGTCTGTGTTCTGTACTGCCATAGTGTCAAGGTATCCGCGCGCGCGAGGAACGGCTAGCTAAATAAGCGGAGGGGGCTTGCCACCCCCCCGTGCCCCCCAGTCTGATTGCGGATCGTCGGCGCAGGTACCCGTCGAGTCCTTTATGCGCCAGCCTTATGATCAGCGCGCTTCGCGCTTATGATCAGGCATGGCGCGGGCCACGACTACGAATCTCTCTCTCTCTTCTATTGGGCCTCTCTGCACCCGTCTGGCGGCTATTGCGTCAAGCAGTTTCTGGTGAACCCCTGCACCACCGCGTTCAGAACGCAGTGGCCCAGGGCCGCCAAGGCGTCAGAAACGGCTGGACCCAGCCGCCAGCCGTGAGCAATCGACCCATGAAGAGGAGAGAGAACGTCGAGCACAGTGCGCGGCGTCGAAAACAACTCCTCTCGGAGGTTACAATGAAGAAGGTTAACACAGTGAAAAAGACAACGCAGAACACCAAGGTGAAGCAACGATCACGCGTCGTAGTATTCGGCAGTCGTTGCGTTCCAGAGACTGATGCAACGCGCGGTTGGGTTCTAAAGCAGCTGAAGGCGATCGGCCCGATTATGTGCTTGATCGACGGCGGTCAGCGAGGCGGTGAGGCTGTTGGCCGACAGGTGGCGACGCGATCCAGGCTTCCGGTCGTCGAGATGCGAGCGGACTGGGATCGAGCCGGCAAGCAGGCACTCTTCACCAGGAACCGCAAGATCGCACTTATCGCAGACATTGGCGTCTGCCTGTGGGACGGCAAGTCAGGCGGGACCTTTCATCTCATCAAGGAGATGAAGAAGTTTGGCAAGCCGGTCATCGTTTTCAATTCACTGACCAAAGAAACCACCCGCGTATAGCAAAACAAGCCGTGCAAAGGGGGCGTCAACGCGGTGTTGGCGTCCCCTCGCACGTTAAGGAGGACATCATGAGCAAATACGACGCCATGGACTACAACCAGATCTTAGAGGACATCTTCAGCGACAACATCGACGCCGAATTCACGCCGGAGGGCCACCCCGACGGTGCGTTCATCGACGACGAAAGGCTGGACGATAGCGCGGGAGCGTTGGACGCCTACGCATACAAGCGTTGGCTGCACCGCACCTACGACATCGTGGACTACATCTAAACAACAACCGGGGGGCGTCAACACGGTGTTGGCGTCCCCCACAACGCCCAAGGAGGGCAACATGACCGAATGGAAATGCCGTTATTGCGGAAACAAATGCAACCACGCGGCGGACAAATACGCAGCGCCTCGCATTTGCGCAACCTGTTACTGCACACCGAGGCACCACGCCGAGGGCAGTGACATAGCCAGAGCCTTGGATACGCACAGTGCATATCACGAAGGCGTAATCACAGCACCAGCCGAGACTTTATCAGGAACCTACTCAAACTTTGCGCGAGTAGGGGACAGGTGGGCGGCGGTGCATGGACCTCACCCAGAGAACCGTTCATACGGAGTGCGTTGGTGGGAGCCAGAGAACTCGATGCGAATAAAGGGCATCAGGATAACAACAAGGAGGAGATAGTAATGTGTATAGCGATTTTGAACACACTCAACGTACTTGCATGTCTAGCGGGGCTAGTATTCTCGATAACCTATATACGAGAAAGCAGGAGACTGAGAAGGGTGCCTAGGAATTACAGAAACTCACCGAGTTTTTCCAATGCCTCGGTCGACGCCCGCCCTCTTTGAGGGCGTCGCCCTCGGACATTGGAAAAACATCAGGAGAGTTTCATGAGTAATTACAATTTTGAAAAAGAAAACAAAATCCGAAAGGACTTGATCACGACACTTACGCACCTGTTTGACGCAAACAAGACTAGAGAGGAGATCACAGGAAATCCTCTGACAAAGAAGCAGCGACCTAAAGAGCGGGACGTGCTGAGGGTCGCGGGGACTCTTGCCACAGTCTCTCCAATGGTTCACGACAACAAGTCGAATTCTTGGGCGATCGACGCAGGAACTCTTGCCGCGTACATCATTCGCGAGTACGACCCAGAGAGGGCTGAGGAGGTGACGAAGATGCGCATGCGTCTCAACCTGTGGCTGACTTGGTACGAAGATCTGACCAAGCCTTGGCAAAATCGACGACCAGCAGCGCGTGCGCTCACGAAATTGCGACAAGACGCGAAAGCCGCCTTTGAAGCAACGAACGTGACGAACAACGACGAAAGCTGGGCGAACCTGGCGTAAACACCAACCTCAAGGGGTCGTCGGCAGAAGTCGGCGGCCCCTTGAGCCTTAAAGGAGAGCACATGTCTTGGGTTGACAAGAGAGCGCGAATAAACAGCTACGACGAAGACGCGCCGCTACGTGAAGAGGCGTTGCCTATTGAAGCAACCACGCTCACGCGAAGCGGAACCCCCATGGTGGCAGCAGACGACAGCTACAAGCACGCGATTGCGAAATATCGCGACCACACAACACTGCACCACCACCACCAAATCGAAAACGGCATCGAAAAACTGGACGACGAAAAACTCGACTGGATGAAACGAGCGAGCGTAGAGCACAAGATCGAGCAGCTGCGGCATCAAGAGGGACTGCACTACCGAGCGCACAGGAGCACCACGCGGGACGTTGCAACAGCACGGGAGCCGGAACGCGTAGACCACCACGAAACCAAGACGGAGAACGAAACCGCCGCATGGGTGCAGTGGGCCGGGGTCGACTGACACCAGGCCATTGCCCCCAACGGGGCGGGGAGACAGCCCCTGAACCGATACACCCACCAACACGGGAGAAAAAATGGACCTAATGGAAGCAAGACTCGCGCACGTAACAATCAGCCCGCACATGCGAATCAACATCGAGGGCGAAAAATACGGAGTAGAGATGACGGGGTACGGAAGCATAATGCTAATTCAGTGCTTCTTTATCCTACAGATGACGAAATACCACGACTTTAGATTGTGCCAAGGAATGTCAAATCAAGATGCTGCAAACATGATTGAGGAAATCACGAAGATTAACCCTCGAAAAGGAAAGCGAAAGGTCGCAGCGCCAAAGGACATGGAACCGGGCTCAGAGAATTACCTGAGATGGCTTTTCTCAATCGTCGAAGAAGACAACATCTTCGAGTATTACGAAAAAGTGCTCCCAGAGGACGCGTGGAGCTATGACATGATTTATGAGGAACCGCCTCAAGATGACAATTGACAAGAACCACAGGCTTGATGTCGATGAGACATAAGCGCAAAGCTAGCCACTGACCGATCAACACCTGAAGCTGCAGATATACGGTCGAGAGAGGTTAAATAGGCGTTTATGAATCAACATCAAGCCAAAGCGAGGAGGGGGAGGTACAACCGCATGTTTAACGTTCCTAGGGTCGACCTCTGTGCAAACCTCCCCCTCCTCGGCAGTCGCTTTAAATAAGCAAGGAACAAAATGAACGAAACAACAAAGGCGTGGCTGGACATTGTGCCCAGGCTCGCAGTCGAAATGAAAAAGAGAACAAACACGAGTGGCTTTACGAGCCCATTCACATCAGAGGAAGTTATTTGGATGGCGCTTCTGATGGCCAATGGGAAGATCTCATTCATGGGCGAAAATCAAATAGAAGCAGGGCACATGCTCCTGCAGCGATACCTTGAGATGGCTATAGTGGCGGGACTAATCACGAGCGACATCAGAATCTACAACCCACGCCTGGTCGAGTGGGATGACAATCTGGAATCAAAAGGGCTCACCGCTTTTGTTGAGCTGAACAGGCACTTTAAAGGGCCGGTAATGGAGCATTAGATGGCAAAGAAGAGAAAGACATTTAGCTACTCTCACGGGGTGCTGTGGGACCAGGTTCAAATTGGGGAGGAGCAGATCGTCAGCTTCGAGTTAAACACCGAGAACGGCAATCTGATGGACGTTACGGTGCGAACCATAGGGAAGGACAAGTTTCCGCAAAAATTCCTCAGTCACATGAGCCTGGAGAGCATGGCCGCGCTAAAGGAGATCGTGATCAGGGCACACAGCCTGATGGCACTAAGGAGCAAGCATGGCAGAAAGAAATAAGAGCAAGATGACTGAGCTGCGAATAGACCTCAGCCACATACGCGAAAACAGAGGATCTTTCAGGGCCCACACACCCGCCCGACTCGACATATACGACGGAGACCTGGTCACCCGCTGCTTCATTTCAATACACCCGCACACCGCGCTCGACGCCCAGACCGACATCAACATATCGCTAGTTGGCCGATACGGAGAATATGAGTCCAAAACCCTCCGCATCAACCTCGACGACGCACTGCACAAATCGGAGATCACAAAATGAATATAAGAGAGATGACTGAGGTTGACGTTGAAATCGTAACCGACAAGTTGACTGAGGTTGACGTTGAAATCGTAACCGACAGGTTGATCCAAATCCTCGCCTGGTATCAGAGCAACATATGGGTGTCCGATATTTTCCGAGACGTTTACGAGCGAGAACCATCTGGGGAATACGCGAAAGAGAAAATGGATAAGATCTCAAAACACGGAATCTTATACCTATGGTTTGAGCTTGACGGATGGGGAAGAGAAAGGCTCATCAAGTCCATCTTGAAGCGATATGGGAGCTGGGGATGGCCAAAGCTTTACCCAGGCAACAACAAGAGAGAGGACTGAAAATGCAATCTTACGAGGCACTTATCGGGAAGGCGATGTTAGGGGACCAAGAGGACAAGGACGACGCAATCAGGAGACTTGGCATCAAGCTGCAGGTGACATCAGAAATGTTCTGTAAATGCTGCCAAAAGGTACTGGACCAGACGACAGCCATCGTCACCGAGTTTAGGTCTGGCGAAGATCCATGGGGAGTGGTCGCAGTAACCTGCAACGGAGACTGTTCAGAACTCGCTCGAGAAATTGTCAAAACGAATTACATCGAAAACGACGAAGTCCAGCCATGCGAAGCACGCGGCTTGTCATGGGACAGAGTCGAGTGGCACGACAAGGGGAGATAATTTATGAACGTCATAATCGAAAGTTACGACGGGTTCTATCACGAGCACACGTTCGTAGACCTGGGGGAAGAGCACCCAGATCTGAAGACGGCCATAAAGCACAACCCAACACTTAACGAAGCCATTAGGGAACACCTAAGAAAATCATCCACTGGCTTTGTTCCCCATCCAAACCAAGAAAGCCACCCTGGATGGTATCAGCTCACAATCAACGTGGGTCCAGACCAGTGGGCCGACAGCGACTGAAAAGAGAAAGGGCATGAAAGAAATGACGTTGGAAGAAGCACGCGAAATCGGCAGAAGCAACGCAGACGCTACCTACGACGCGCGACTAGAGCGTGACTATCGCGGAATTGACGATGCAGCCGACGCATATGCGGTCAACGTCATTGACTCCATAAACGAGAGAGTCGACACGAACGACATGCGGATGAGAGAGAGCAAACGACTTCACCTCTACAGGCTCCGCCAGGCGGGACTCAACGCCTTCGATGAGTTGATGCAGAAAATAAGGATGAAAGCCCTCGACGAAGATATGAGAGCACTTAAAAAGCGAATAGAAGCACTAGAACGGGCATAAGCCCACAACAAGGAGGTGCCTAATGACTAAGGAACAAAAGCTAGAACTATGTGACGCGTTACTCGATGACGACGAGGGCGTTTGTGAAGCCGGCTGGAACGCCCTAGTGAAGTTCGGGCTGGTGCCAGAGTGTGTACAGGGAGAAGTGTCGGTACAAACAGGCAGGTACTACTTGGAACCAAGAGAAGCAGGCACAACTTTAGAGGAGTAGCCATGATTTTGAAAACCGAACACATGATGATCGATGATAACGGCGAGCTCGCATTGACATTCAAGGGGAAGCTCATGTTGCTGGGAGCATTCCAAACGCTTGAGTTTACCGGAAGGCCACCAGATGGGCTCGGCTTCGCCAAATGGGGCGGCTACAACAACAAACAGGCGTGCAAGATCATCGAAGAGATCACAACAATAAACCCTCGCCGAGGCAGTCGAAAAAAGGTTTGTCCGACAAACATCGACCCAAACAAAGAATTGATGCCTCAATACATGGACTGGCTATTTCGGACCGAGAAACACAGGAGACAAAATGGAAGCGCGGACAATAGATAGAGCAACCCCGAGACAGTGGGCAACCGCACTAATGGACCTCTATGGAAAAGAGCGGGCAGCTGCATATGTCAAAGGCATTAAGGAAAAGCTCAGCGGAGAGGGAGATCCGGCCATGACATTCTGGAAGCAAGTACACGAACACATGGAGAAGGCCGAATGGGAGACGTAAACACCAAAAGCCCAAACTTCATCATATCCGTAAGTCCACGAGAGTTTGCGCTCATCACAAAGGCACTATGCGGAACGCTCGACCTGCAGTCTTATCCAGACGAAGAGCGAGATGACAAAAAAGACGCAATGAAACTTGGGACACAGCTTTTGATAAGAAACATCCAAGTCAAAGAAAGAAACCTCGAGAAAGCACAACACTGCTACTCAAACATGATCAGCCAAACGGAGGCAAACAATGCCAAAGAATGAACACGAACTCCTAAAAGAGTCAGAGCTTCTGAGATTCACACTACACATCTACGAATACGCGCATGACAATTTTAAACGATTCCCAAGCGCGAAGAACTGGCGGGACGCCAACCTAACCAAATGGTGGTACCAGCAGGCGCTGCAAGACCTTAATAACCCACAAACAAACAAGCGAATGCGGGCCGAGCAGGCAATATCCCTAAAAGAAATCATGCTATGGCTCAGCAGCACAATGCCAAAGGACAGCACCATTGCGGAGATAACCAAATGACACGCATATGTCACTGCGGGAACCGAGAGTGCCCATGCGAGCAATGCCATGGGGAGGGACCGGAAACGCGCGACAGCTGGGACAACGCAACCAGCAGGCACATACAGACGGAAATCCCGTGCAGCAAATGCGAACAGGACGCCAGAACAACTCAGGAAGAGTTGCAATGGGAGTACGAGAGAATCGAAAGGGACATATAGGACACAAAATGACCTACTCTAAAAGTAAAGTCTTAACGCTCTCACCAAAGCCACAGACCCACAGCGCAGGGGCAAAGGCTATTGAGATAACGAAGGCGGCTAAAATCACGAACTGCTCTGCAACGTATTTAAGTCAAGTTACATGTCCAAAAACGTGCAGCTTCTTGAACAATGGATGCTATGCTGAAAGTGGGCCAGTAAGCTGGCAGAGGCCGGATAAAGAAAGGGTAGAGAACCCATACACCGCAACATCTGATGAATGCAGACATATCAACAACTTATCTGGAACCAGGCCACTGCGACTACACGTTGTCGGGGACGCCTATGATTCAGTATGCGCACGCTCTCTGGCAGCTGCGTCTAAGGCATACAGTGAGCGACACTCGATGCCCGTATGGACTTACACACACAACTGGAGAGAGATTCCAAGAGAAGAATGGGGAGACATCTCAGTTCTCGCTTCTTGCGAGACACCAGTTGACATTCAAGAGGCACAGGAAAGGGGATACGCCACAGCAATAGTGGCACCGAACCCACCGACAGAAGCAAAGGCAACCAAACTACCAGACGGGTCAAGATTGCTCGCATGTTTGCATGAGACGTTGGACATCCCATGCATAAAATGCGGAGTATGCATGAACGATAAGAGACTATTAGAGAAACGAATTACCATCGTTTTTTCTGCGCACGGGGCACAGAAGAAGAAGGTACAACTCGCGCTAGAGCACAAGGCGCATTAGGAGGCTTTATGATTGAGAGTCATAACGAAGCAATTGAGTATAAAACTTCAGGATGGGACGCAATTAATGATGTCCGTAAGGGCGGAGGGCTCCCATGGCTGGACTTTAAACAGGGCCGAGGAGACACAGCAATGCTGCGGCTTCTCGAAATCAAAGGAACTCGGCAGAAGTCGTACAAGGGTGGAGAGCCGTATCAAGTTCTAGAGATGAGGGTAGAGGTTCACGAGCGAAACGGTATGGAGATCGCTCCAGAAGAGCACATGTGTAACCCAAAATCAGCATGGTGCATTGGAATTAAGAAGGCCATCAACGAGATTGCGGAACGAGAGGGTTGGGATGGGAATCCCGGCAATCTAGGCAATTACGCTGAGCACGTTCCATTCTATAAAATGCGCTGGACACGCAATGACGACCCGAACACTCGAATGGGAAACATTGATGTTCAGATTTTGGGGAGGATCGACTCTAAAGAAGAGGACGTTCCTTTTCATACAGAGGAAGATCAAGCGTTCGAGGCAATTGCCGCAGCAACGAGCGTTGATGAGCTGGACGCTATCATCAAGTTGTGCTGGGACAAGCTAACCCCAGAGCAGAAAGTAAACGCCAAGGCACGTTATGAGGCCAAGAAAAGCGACCTTACTGGAGACTTGCCGTGGTAAAAAAACCCACAGACTTCGTCGTCTTCGACATTGAGACAACAGGTCTCAATGTCGAGACGGCGGAGATTATAGAGCTAGCCTTTGTTCATTTTTCATATAATGAGAAGAGCAGGATGGCTGAGGTCAAAGAGAAGTGGCAGACCTTTGTCTGTCCAGAGGAAAAGCCACCCAAGCACATCCTCACTCTGACCGGCATAGGCATCCACAACCTAAAAAAGGCAAAGGTATTTGGCGGCGTTGCTGAAGAGGTTATCAAGTGGCTCGATAAGGCTGGGCCAGATTGCCCTCTAGTGACCTACAACGGCACCAAATTCGATATGCCAATAGTCCTGAGACATCTGGCCGAGGTTTATCCGCTCACAAAGGATTACACGGAGAACCACATCGATGCGTTCTTGAAGGCGAAGAGAAAGTTGCCTGGGCTGGCTAGCTTTAAGATGTCGAATGTTTATGAGCAACTGACCGGAAAGAAAGTTCAGGCCGAGCATAGCGCACTAGAGGACTGTTATACGTTGGCTGAGATATGGGAGAAGATGCGAGACTTTTCTTCCGACAAGCAACTCACTAGAGATCTACTCAACACAAAAAGCACATCGATGGAGCACCAGGCGCTGACGTCCCTGCAAATATATAAAGGACAAATAGACGTCTGGGTAAAAAACGCCCGAGAATTGCCGTGTAACAACGAACACGACTTCAGGCGTACCGTCAATGCTGTAATCGAGCTTAAGAAGCTTAGAACACGCCTCACGGACCTTAGACGTAGTTCTTTGAAGCCTCTGAAGGAGATTACAAAGAAAGTTGAGTCACATTTCAGGGTTCACGCAATAGCTCCTATCACCGAGGCAATCGAGCAGGTTGAAAAGACACAGCAGCCATACATAGCTGAGAAAGCCAAGCAGCTGGAGGAGCAGAAGGAATTGCAAAGACGGCTGGCGGCAGAGTCTGCCGAAAAGGCCAGACAGGCAAAGTTAGAAAGAGGTGAGACTAAAGAGAATGCGAACGACCACGCAGACAGCGTTTACGACATTCTCACTCATGACATTCAGGACTCACAAGATAACGCGACCGATGTCGATCGAGGTCGGGCGACAGTAGTGACTAGCTGGTCTTGTGAAATCATCAACCCTAACCAGGTGCCAAAGCATCTGTGGTCGCCAGACCAGAAAAAAATAACAGAGTTAGTCAACTCAACGCACGGTAAAATGGACATACCTGGCGTTGTTATTAAACCAATATACAAACTGCGCACTCGCGCGGGGAGGAAGTGATATGTCTAATACTAGTAAGTACGTCTGGACCGCCGTCAAAAAGGTGGAGGGGACTTTGACCTTTGTGTCATTGACCGAACCTGCCGAAGGAAAGGTTCAGGCACGAAAGGACCGTGAAAATGCGGCCTCACAGGCAAAGGACGGCGATCGACTCGCATTGATTCAGATCGTCGAAGCTGGCCAAGTCAAAAAGGTTTGCGCCTTCGTTGCTGACGAAGTCGAGAAGCCTAAGAAGGAGTCTCAAGAGAAGCCTCTCGTTAAAACGAAGAACGAGAAGGTTATCGAGAAGATGAAGGCTCCAGAGGATAATGCCGAAGAGAAGATCGAATCGGTATTGCCGCCTGGTTTTGCGAATCTCGCATAATGAGACTACGGCCCTATCAGCGCGATATCATAGATAAGGTACGCGCTTCCTATACCGTTGGGCACGCTGGCGTCATCTTGCAATTGATGACAGGCGCGGGGAAGACATTTACTGCCCTGAAGATGGCTGCCAGCGTGCCCACGGGACATGGACATATACTAGTAGTAGTACACAGGCATGAATTAGTATCACAGTGGGTTCAAGAGGCCAAGAATCTCGGTATCGAGGTTGGTATTATTGCTGCCAAATACGGCAATAACCCGAACCCAACGGCTACTGTTCAAATCTGCATGGTACAGACGCTAGCAAGGCGAATAAGAAAGCGAAACGAGGCGCACAGAATCCATAAGCAGAAAAAGGACTGCTTCAACAACAGGCCCGTATTCTGGCTGATCATAGACGAGTGCCATTTGGCGACATCGGAAAGCTACCTAGCAATATATCGCAGATACCACACAGCAAAACGAATGGGACTAACGGCGACCCCACACCGTCTAGATGGCAAGGGGTTCCCGTGGGCAACCAGCCTTGAGCTTGGACCGAGATACGAGGAGCTCCAGCAGCTGGGTGCGCTAGTGCCATTCGAGACATACACGATTGACCGCCTCAACTACTCTGGACTGAGAAAACGATTCGGAGACTACACGGTCTCAAGTCAGGCAGAGCAATTCGAGACGCAGCCCCTCGTTGGAAATGTTGTCGACTCCTACCTCAGATATGCCGATGGGAGAACTGGACTGACATTTGCCACAACCAGGGCACACGCAAGAAAGCTGCAAAGAGAGTTTATGGAGAAAGGCGTCCGCGCAGAATATCTAGACGGAGACACGCCTACACAAGAAAGAAACAGGCTAATCAGGGGTCTGCACACCGGAGAAATCAGGCAACTAGTTAACGTAGACGTCTGCATCGAGGGACTAAACGTGCCACGAATAAGCGCAGTATCCATCGCACGAGCAACCTGCTCTATCACCCGCTGGCGGCAAATGGCAGGACGGGCATTAAGAACGATGCCTGGAAAGAAAGATGCGATCATCCTAGATCACGGTGGGAACGCACTCAGACACGGAAACTTAGACTATGACTTTGAATGGACACTGAAGGCCAAAAAGCCAGGAAAACGAGCGATAGACGACGTGCCCAAAGCACGCCTATGTAAACAATGTGCTGGCGTGATGCCCATGAACGTAAGACACTGCACAATCTGTGGAAACGAATTTACGCCCGAAGAACGGGAAGTGAAGACGAGAAGCGGAAAACTTGTAAAACTAACGTCTGGAGCGAAGCCACTCAAAAAGAAGAGAAGGACAAGGAAGGACTTGGAGAAGGAGATGGCGCTCTGGCTAACACATTTTTAGGCTCAAATGGCGACGGAACGGAAAGTACAGCAACAAATACGAATGGCTCTGGGGAAGCTGCCCCACATCTTAATACAGAGAAGAAACGTAGGAACATTCTACACGCGGGCGGGGACTCCGATAACCATAGGCCACCCAGGGGAGCCTGACCTTCAAGGTGTGATAGGCAACCAGCGGTGTCCAAATTGTGAACACCCAATCCATCCGAAGCCATTCGGAATTGAGGTGAAGGGGACCAACGGGAGAATGCGACTGAAGCAAAAGCTTTATCGAGATAACGTCGCAAAACGACTGGGCATAATTTACATAGTAGCAAGGTCGGTCGCCCAAGCGATCGAGGGACTGGACATAGAATGACGCGAGCACTGGAAGAAGCCCTGAAGTACGCGAACTGGGGAAAGTCGGTACTTCCATGGAAATACATAGATGGATCGAAAAGGCCGGCCATCAAGTGGAAGGAGCTTCAAGAACGCCAATGGTCACCGGGAGAAATCAACGACTGGTGGCAGACGAACCCGCACCACAACGTAGGCATCGTTACGGGAGAGAT